TATAATACATTTGTCAATAGTAAAATGTGATTTTAGCAGAACTTTTTTGAAATATTTTTTTGTGCTATAAGTGTCCGCACCGACCACATTCACTACAGGTCTTGAATATACAAATGCCAACACTGCTAGTTGTAAAGCGTTTCCTATATGCCGCAAAGAAAACTGCGGTCACAAGGCGCACACCCTATGACCGCAGTTTTTTCAATACATTTCCTCTGCTATATCTTCCTTAATTATCTTTACCCATACTGGATCATCAAAATCCATTAAGCATATAGCAGTTAAGAGCATTTCGTTAGTTAAAACACCTTTCTTACCTTTCCTTAATTTTATGCGTGCCAATGACTCACAACGTCTGAGTTCTTCCGTTGTCACGTTAAATCTTGATTTCAAATGCTTTTCTTGCCACAGAAGAAGTGAGGGTGCGTTTGTAAATTTTTCAACTATCCAATCTTCCTTTTCTTTTCTCACTGTACGTTACCCCCTTTCAGTTCGTATGTTGTCGGTATTATATCATCAATATCTCCGTTTATAAACATCGGTGCGACCCATTTCAAAATAATACGCCGTGTTCCGTCTTTTTTCGAGCCTACCCAGTAATGATGATAATGTCCTCGTCTACTATGAGGACGTTTGCCAACGCTGCTTCCGTGACCTACATTGCTATGTTCAGAAGCAGAGCTGCTTTCACTGGTTTCATTAGCCTTTCGTATCACATTTCCGACTCGATATCCAACGTCCCACTTCCGTATCTCTCTGAAAACGTCTTTTGGCTTTTCCTTGTTGAATGGTTTTGAAATGCTTTTTTGTTCTTCGTTTTCCTGCACATCTTTATTCTCCGCACAAATATACAAAACGAGCTGTATCAAGCTACTCGCCATTATATATTGAACTTCAAATTGCTTATCAGGATCGGACTTATCTGAGGTAAAGCCAAATTCTTTGACTTGCTTTTGAATTTCTTTGTCATTAAGATTATGCTGAATAGTCTTAACCGTATCTCTTACGCCGTCAGATATGTTCCAACCTTCTTTAAGGTGAAGTATGATGTTTTCATTGTGTGAGACTGTTCCGTCCGCATTACGTCTAAGTATAAACATACGCAGTTCCATAACGTGTGTATAATAATCGTCCTCAAACCACACAAAAAAGCCTACGTTTTCGTCCAATTCTATGTATATACAAGGATATGGCAAGGAATAAAGCACGTCTAAAGGAACTTCTAAATCTTCCGCTTGCTCCATAAGCATTTTCGCCAAGTCTTTGTCAAATTTGTATATTATCTTGTGTTTGCGCCAAGCATACAGAGCGGCACATTCAGCAGGAAACATTTTGTCTATAGTTGTACGAGGATATTTCGTCATTATCGACAGCGTTGCCGATATCTGCACTTCACAAAGTTTATTCCAAGGTGGCAATCCGTTTTTACCGTTATTATTGTGAAACATATCGCAGGTACTCCACACATTTGGATATGTTTTGGTAAACCGTTTAAGTTCAGTAAAAGGCAGCGGCTCATTTTCAATGCTTTTCTTTCGTGACATTTTTAACTCTCTCCTTATAATAATCTATGTATATATTATATCATATTTAATCGAATTTGTCAATACTTATTGTAGATTTTTGTGACATATGTGTCCGCTTCCGACCACCCTCACCATAAACCTTATATATGAACATCTTATCTATTAGGTGTAAAACGTTCTATCACGGTGGGCAAAAGAGCAAAAAAGAGAGTTCCTTTTTGGAACTCTCTTGCTTTTCATTCGCCGATAAATTCTCTTGCCTGTTCTGCCGTCTTTTTGAGCATTGATTTCAACATCATTTCAATGCCTTTGAGCTGATTTTTCGTCTCTTCTGAAACGTTCAGTGAAAATTTGTTGAATACATAATCAACAGATTTAAGGACAAGCTCGTTATCCCATATCATTAAATTTTCTGTTTCGGTGTTCTTCTCAACTGTGACAGCCTTTTCAACGTCATTTCTCGTTGCGACTGTGATGTTCGGTGTTGCACTTGGAACGTTTTCAGGCTCTTCTGCGGTCGGTTCGTCAAGCTCGGCTGTTGTCTCAGCTTCTTTTCTTGCTCTTATCTCCTCTACTCTTTTCTTTGCTTCGTCATAGCGGTCTGTTTCAGAATAGTTGTTGATAATGTCTTTCTGCTCGTTATCGTCAAGTCTTGCGATAACATTTGCGGCGTTGATAGAAAGCGTTCCCTGCTCAACTTCTGTCTTTACTTCGTCAACAGCATTATTATACACGTTCTCCATTTTGCCGACCTGTGCAGAAGAAATGTTCAAAGTCTTTGCAATAAAGTCTCTCGTTCTGCCTGATATCTTCATACCCTCTTTTTCAAGGTCAGGCAACAGATTTTTCAGTTCTGTAAAGGCTCTCATAAGGTCACTGCTTGTAAGTCTACGGCTCTGCAAATTCGCCATGTTGAGCTGATACTTGGCATTTGCAACAGAATTGAACGGCTTTATTTTGCACATAATCTCCTGCATATTGAAGTTGTCAATATGCTCATTTGCGTACATAATAGCTGTTTTACGTCTGTGACCGCTGATAAGAAGATACTGCCCTTCTTTCACGCCGTAATGTTCAGCAACTTCCTTGTTGCAACGTCCAACCACAAGGTTATCGTCAAGACCTCTTTCGGCGATATCGTATGCAAGTTCTTCAATTTCCGTCAGCGGAAAATGATTGTCTGAGCAGTCGATAATGTCATTGATGTTGATTTTCTCAAACTGTTCGTTTGCCGTCTTGATGTTGTTTACCTTGCTTTCAAGTCTGTCCGTATTAAATCTTCCCATTTTCAAAATCTCCTTTTTGTATATTAAATTATTTCGTCTGTGAGCTTTTCATAAACTGCGTTTGCACGCTTGAAATACTCGTATACTGTTACGCCATAGCTTGGTGAGTTCTGAATAGCGTTGCTCTCAGGAACGAACTCAAAAACCTTTCCCATTCCCGATGATTTTATTAGTCCTGCAAGCTTTGTGTGAAGTGCATTTTTCTTCTTGTACTTTGTAATGAGTATTCCCTCAATTTTTCCACCGTACTTCTTGACCTCTCCCACAACGGCTTCTAAACCGTTCAGGCTGTATTCTGATAAATCAACAGGAACGATAATGCCGTCCGTCATAGCAAATATAGCTCTGTTAAGTGAGCTTATAGCAGGGGGCAAGTCGATGATGATAAAATCGTATCTTTCATCAAGTACATTCCACGGCTTCATCAGCCTTTCCTCAATGTCCTTTACGTCAGTATTAAGATACTCAACCTTGCCAAACGTCACGCAATCAAGATTTTCATAACGAGTGTTCTTTATAACGTCCTCTATCTCATACTTGCCGTTAAGCACATTATACAGGTTCTTGTCCTCGTCCACATTATCAAGAAAACGTGAGCTGTCACCCTGATTATCAATGTCAATCAGAAGTGTTTTTTTGCCCCTCAGAACAGCAAGGTTAAACGCAAGATTAATGCAAGTGGTACTCTTACCAACACCACCTTTTTTGTTGTATGCTACTAAAAATTTTGCCATTTTCAAAACCCCTTTCAAGAAGTATTAATCATCTTATCGGTATGTATACATTATATCATATTATAGCACATTTGTCAATAGTATTTTGAGAATTTTTCAAAAAAATTTTGATTTTGTGCTATATGTAGCACCCCGACCACTATCTCCATAATTTTCTTTATATATATAGGCAGTATCGTGATAGCTGTTAAGCGTTTTGTATGCGGCAGAGCGCAAAAAAACAGGACGTGTCACAATGACACGTCCTACTTCTTTAAGCTGCCTTGAAGAGCTTGCCTGCATATGTCTCTATCTCTATGCGCCTGTCAATTGCAAAGTCCTTGCTGTAGTCGGTCAAGGCGTTCACAATAGCAAAGCTGTTCTCGCCCATTTCGTCCGCATAGATTTCTCTCAGTATGCCGAGCTTTTCAATTCCGTCCTCTGACATTTTAAGTGCTTTCTTTATTTTTTCAAAGCACTCCTCAACCTCTTTCATGCTCATTTTCTTTTTTATGTTTCGATCTATGAGTGTAGTCATATACTCCTCTGCCTCGCTCAACAGTCTTGGAAGCGTGTGAAGTCTTTCCGAAAACTTTTCTATTGTACCGCCATAGTGTTTGCAGTATACAAGCGGTGCTTGTGTGTTCATAACCATTCCATTCGTACATTGCAAGCGGTACATCATAAAGGTTATTTTCAACGCTCCCTGTCCTACCTCTGAATTGTCTATCATTATACCCGAAAACAGATCGCCGACGTCTTTTACATTGAGCTTCTTTTTGTTCGTCAATCTCAAATGAAACCTTTCAGGGGTCAATATCTGTCCTCTGATATCATAGTTATCAAAATCAACAGACTTGTTTATCGCCGTCAAAATTTGTGAGTTATCATAAAGTGAATATCTTTCCGAAACTATTCCCCTGCTATACTCTGTGTTTTCAGAGTAGCATTTTCTGATAACTGCGCCTGCCCTGCTATTATTAAACTCCGTCAGCCACTCGTTTATGTTGGTCTGAGCAAGCTTGACGTGCTGTTCATCAATGCACTTGTACATATACTTGACTGGTATGCCGATTTTAGTGCAGAGCTGAGAAAGCGACCAACGTGACATTATAGTTTGCTTTTCTTCACCCTCTGTTGTGTAGTGCAGTACAAGTTCATCATCAACCCACATATTTTCCGTTCTATCATCACTACAAAGAAGTGACATTCTTTTCGACTGCTCAATCATTTCTGCGATTGTGCTTATTGCTTTTGCATTAATGATCGTTGCCTGTGGGGTGATTATCTTTGCTGTTGTTCCTGTCATTTTAATCAATCCTTTCAATTAATCAATCTTAAAGAAGTCTGCGTGAGAGCTTCTGTATGTTGCCACGTCTCCATTGTCAAGAGTAAGCTTGACGTACTCCTTGTTTTCATCAAACTCGTCAAAACCATTTTGGCGAACTTCTTCGTCCGAAAGTTCTCTCATTTCAAAACCTTTTACATTTTCCAAAATGGTTTCTGCCGTTTTTCTGCTTGTCGGATCGTACTTGACCTTATCATAGATTTTAACCTTGATTGTCATAACGCTCAACTCCTTTTATCCTTATGTATATATTATATCATATTATAAAACGTTTGTCAATAGTGTTTTGCAAATTTCTCAGAAAATATTTGTGCTATAAATATCACTTCCCTCGACCACTATCACTATGAGCCTTATATACAAACGCCATAGCAGCTAGGCGTGAGGCGTTTTATAATTTTCACATCTAGCTGCTGTGCTATATGTGTCACAAAAAAAATATAAGAGGACCGATGTTCAGTCCTCTTATATCTTATCCCTCTTTAAACTTCGGGCAAAATGTAACAGTGTATGTTTCAAGTATACCGTTCGTGCCTGCATACGTCCTATGGCAGCACGTTTCCCAACCCAGTATAGGCTTACGGCGTATTGACCAATCACACCCTGTAATGTAGCCACCTGTTTCCCTGTTGATTTTTGGAACGGCGTGTTTGCAATTCCAACACAACGTTGCAATACTATTTTGCATTTTTACCTCCTATTCTGACATTCTCAAACAGTATGAGCCGATAACATTCACATACTCAGCACCATACTTTTCACAAAGCTTAGCATAATCTCCGCAAGGGGAAATCTCTACGATATCGTCACTTATGTTTTTCAAAAATTTGCACATATCTTTATCGGACTTAATTGCCTTGTGAAAATCTTTGAAAAAAGAGAGAACTTCTTCCTTACTCATATCCATAGTTGACACATATGTCACATATTCGCCATTGCTATCCACTATTTTTATTCTGCCCTGCTCTGATACATCAAGCATTGCTATCGGCTTCATCACGCACTCCACCTACTTACCTGTTCATCATAAAATGTTGTAACGTCCATAACAAGCATTTCTCCGCCGTTGTACTCTTTCATCACGTCTCTTGCTTCCTCTACGGCTTTTTGCAAATCTGCGGTTGTTTCAACCACTTTTCCGTAAATGAGATTTTGAGTATAGTTCTTATCTCTTTTGTACTCTATCACTTCTAACCTCAGATTGTTGCCTGAAATTGAAAAGTCCTCTGCCGTATAAGCCTGTTTAAAGCCGTTTCTTATAAAAGCTCTCATGTTTTTCTTGAACAGAAATCTGCTATTGAACAGAAAGAACTCGTGTTCAACGTCAGGAATAGCCTTGCAGAACGCTTCCTCTGTCACGCACGCATCGTACTTATCGTCAGGCGATTTTACATAGTGCAACGTTCCCCAGTTTCTCACACGTCTTTCATATGGTCTGCCATTACGGTCATAGCAAAGCTCCGTCAGATTATTGCAACCCATAAGCACCATAGGTATACATTCCTTTTCATTAACTCTTACAAACGCTCTCTGAAATACGATATCATAGCTCATAACTTTAACTCTCCTTTAATCTACATTACATTGCACTTTCCACATAGTATTCTGCTTCTTCTTCCCAGTCTGTTTCATCATAAAGGGTTTCAGGGTGCTGCCAATCCACGCACTCATACAACGCAGAAGCCTGCCATTTGATATTTCCGCAGATTTCCATAAAATCAGTTTTCGTATAAATATCAACATCTTCAAGCAAGCCCTCGTCATTGACCTCAGCATAATACTCAGGTATGTAACAGACTTCATCGTCTTTCAGCTCTTCAAAGCTCTTATCAGACTTATAGATGTAGCCTTGTTCGCTGTAGAAAAAACCTATCTGCTCTTGAAAGTCAACTTTTTTCATGCCTCTCTCAATCATAGCAAAAATTTTCTCTTTGGTAAGATATTCTTTCTCTTCCATACTCAACGCTCCTTTAAGTTCAAATTATCTTATACATATATTATATCATATTATATGTAATTTGTCAATAGCTAAATAAATATTTTTCTCAGCTCTGCATTTCCGACCACTATCACCATATGGCTTATATATATAAAAGCTGTATCGTGATAGGCGTGAGACGTTTTGTATGCCTCTCTGCGCCATATGTAGCTCACAAAAAAAGAGAGCCGAAATGTCAGCTCTCTTACATTCTAATCTATCCAATCCACATTCGGAAGTCCTGTATATCCCTTTTCCCAAATAAACCACGCATAGCACACCGCCGAACTTTCTTTGCCAAACACGCCGTTTTTACCGCAGTTCATTCGATTTGTAAAAACATAGATTTTCTTAGGTGGATATTTTTTGAACAGTTCTCGCCTTTTTTTGCTCTCCAAAAACTGAATTTTTAAGAACATAGCAACCTTAACACTATCCATTGAAATATCCAATGCGTGTTCAACAAACTCGCTTGCATACTTGTATGGTGGGTTTGTAATGATATCAGGTGACATTTTATCCTTCTCGGCTTTGAAGAAGTCAAGTTCTTCTATGCTCCTGTTTCCTCGACTTGTTATGTCAGAATTTCTTACCTTATATCCGTGAGCAGTCAACACATTAGAGATATGCAGACCGCCTGCGGCGCACTCCCACACATAATGGTTGAAATGTTCTTTTCCCAATAGCTTTTCAACCGCTATCGGGTCGGTAGCATAGTAATCATCAGCCTGCCTCTCGGTCTTTGAATGATTACTTGCGGCAAGCGTGGAAAATATGGACGTTTGATTTCCAGTCCAGTCAAATGCTGTTGCTGTTGGCATAAAACCACTCCTCACTAAAATTAATTACGAATTATCTTATAAATATATTATATCATATTATATGCGTTTTGTCAATAGCAAAATGAGAATTTATATTATGGGTCTGCCCCGACCACATTCACCATAAGCCGTATATTTGCAAATGTTATAGCAGTTAGGCGTGAGGCGTTTGACACTCGGAAAGGAACAATTGTGACACATATAGCACGAATGGCGGCACTGATTTCTCAGCACCGCCATTCGTAAGCATTTTGGGTTATTTTTAGATGTTCGTCAAGGCTTTTGTAATTTCTTCAACTGTTACCTTTCGTTCCATATTTTCTGTTAGGTCAACATATCTGTCATCTTTTCCGAAATATAACTCGCAAAGTTCGTGCGTGATAAAAGAAACATACAGGTCGTTTATCTCTTTGTCATAAACTATTTTTATAAACATACCGAACGGTTCTCCATATTTCTTTATATTTTCGTTCCGCCAATATACTTCCTGATTAAAATCTTTAACTGCAATTTCGATTTTCTCCATGCTGATTTTTGATACGTCCATATTATTTCTCCTTTACTTTGAATAGCTTCTCAACTCTGCTTCGATGATACATAATATCACAACGAACGGTCAAAAGCTCTTTGCCATTCTTCTTCGCTTCTCTTCGTCTTAATGAGAACAACACTTCCCTTTCGGTGTTTTAAATCTGCACCACAAAAAGGACACGTTTCTATAAAATGACCCTGAACGCATTGCGGTTTACTCAACACCCAGTATTCATTATCTCCAAAGCTCGCTATCGTATTGCACCATATTTTATATCCCGTTGGCTTTTCTTTACAACGATGCTCAATTCCACTAAACACTGTGAAAAAATAATTATTTACAATGATTTTTGCACTCTTTCTGCGAATATCATTTTCTGCTATCCACGTTATATTTTTATAACGGTGATATAAAAGATAAGCATTATACGTCCTTTTTAAGTTTTCTCTTTTACGTTCGATTTCTTTTTTCCTTAATTCTTCACGCTGTTTCTTTGTCATTCTGCTCATGTTTTTCGCCCCTATCCACAAAGTTTCAAAAGTTCATTATTCTCAATAAGATACTGTTCTGAATGTTCATACACCTCTTCATATGCCTGTTCTCCCTCAAATTCATCAATGACGGCTTTTTCATCATCGGTCATTTCATTGTACGCCTTCTTACCGTAATGTGGCGGCAACCAGTTTTTCTGTCTGCCTGCGTAAATGTTGAATTTTTTCAGAAGTTTTTCGTCAGTAAACTCAATATGACAAGTTCCTTTTTTGTAGAATGAAACATTGAAATATTTCAGCTCAATATTTCGACTTTCTCCCATGTTTTCAGCCACTTTGAGTATCGAAGAAAGATCGTGATAATTAATGCGGTCGCTGCCGTCAAGATACTCAAAGACCCTTTCGATATCTTTGAGCTTTTCTTCCACTCTGTAATAAGAAAATCTCTTAAAAATATCATTCCACGCCGAAAGCGGTATGATAACCTTTTTGTTTACATAGTGTGCCTTGTTATGCGCCCAACCGTTATAGTAGTGAATGTTGTTGGCACATTCAGAATACCACGAATGTTTCGTACTAAACTCTTCAAAGCACTGCAAGATGTTGTCCTCGAGAGCAGAAAGCAAATGTCTTGATAGCTCTATTCTCATTTGGAGAACATTGAAAAGGTTAAAATCATAGTATTTCATTTCAGAAAGTTTTGACATAAAGTCTTGTCTAAGCTTGCTTGTGAACAGCTTCATAAACTCGTCAGAATGGAACAAAGCGTTCCAATACTTATATCTCATTGAATAAATGAAACGGTTAATCATTTCACCATAATTCTCTTTATATGAATGTTCATCGACTTCAAGCTTTATGATATCTCTTTGATAAGAGTCCTTTTTAAAACTGCTTGAAAATCTAGGTTTTAAAGCGAAGTATTCGGTTATAAGTTTCTTGCCTGCGGCAACTTCAAGATTGTATGAGTCAATGAGATTTTGAAAGTAGTTACCGCTTGCAACGTCAGTTGGCTCAAAGTTTCTGTCCTCTTGCTCCAGTTCTGAACGTTCAAGATTTTTCAGAATATCACTTTTATATACACAAGGCACTTTAGCCTTAATCATTGCGACCTCAACGTTTGTTGTGCGATCGGCACTTGTAAACTCAGAAGGCAGATAGTTTATCTCAGCGTTATATTCTTCAAGCAGCTTCACAAGTTCCTTGCGGCGATTACTGAATGGATTGCGAATAGTTTCAGCATTAACAATAGCGATTACCTCACCGCCGTTCTCCTGCATTTCCAACGCTTTCAAAAGGTGTTTATCACCGTTTGAAAATGGTGGGTTCATAATGATAAGGTCATAGTGCTTATCTGCCTCAAAAGTCAGAAAATCATCATACACAAGCTTATATCCCTTGCCTTTTAAAATCTTCTGAAAATCAGGCTCTATCTCCACTACGTCAATGTCTATTTCCTCGCCACGATATGATTGTTTACTTCTTTCCAACAAGCCCTCAACGATAGCTCCGTTTCCTGCACTTGGCTCTAATACGGTTTTCACGGTATTAAAATCTATTCCGTCAAGCATTTTATCAATGAGAGTTTTCGGTGTCGGATAAAATTCAACTAATGCGTTGCCCATAATCAGCACTCCTTTAATAAAGTAGGTTATCTTATATATATATTATATCATATTATAGTACGTTTGTCAATAGTAAATATAAAATTTTAAACAACAAATGAGCCTCATGCCCGACCACCTTCATCATATTTCTTTATATAAAAACGCTGTATCGTGATAGCTATGCAGCGTTTTATAGGCTTCGGCGCAAAAAGAAAGAGCAAGTTCAAAACTTGCTCAAAAGTGGACACAAATGTCACATTTTTATATAGCACCACGATTGCGGAGCTTTTTTTAAATAGGTTTTAAGCGGCAATACTGGAACATATTTTTTCAAACAAGAGATATGCCAAGCATATTTTCCGCCATACGTTTCCAACTGTTCTTCGGTGAGGCAGGAGTTCTCAATTATCTCAGCCTTGTTGCCTACATCAATATTAAATATCTTATCGCAAACAAACTCAGCTACCACCTTGCCCTTGTAAAGCTCATTTGACTTAGCGTCCTTCGTGCAATATATAAGGCATTTAAAAGGCGTGTTCAGTTTTGGCTTTGTCCGTCTAACTTCTGCCGTTTTCTGCCCTGTCATTATTTTTCTGCACCACTCAGGCTTGATGCTTATTATAATCTCATTCATCTTTTTCCCTGCCATTAAAAATCAGTAAATCATTGTACACAGCACGTTTATCGGAATATTCGCTTGACTTCAACTTCTTTGTGCCGAATATTCCCTCAAAGGCATTGATATAATCATCGCCCAATTGATGTATCTGCTCGTCCACATCGTCAAGCTTTCTTATCGTTTCTTCGTCTGAACTTGCCTCTTTCAAAAAAGACATATCCATACTCAGGATATACCTTGTTTTGGTTTCGTCTATCTGTTTTTCATAAGATGTATTATCGGCAAGAACATAGCAAAGGCGATGCTTTTCATATTCAAGTGTTTTTAACTTGTAATATAGGCTGTCGCACATGGCTATTTGTATGCCGTTTACTATAAGGAACGAAAGAAGTGCAGATACGCATATGCAAATGATTACTGGTATCACTGCTTTTTTCTTCTCCATTTATTTTCCCTCTTGTCGGCTTATATCCACGTCTAAATATCTTCTCACATAAACAGAGTTACGGTTTTTATAATCGTCACTCTCACTCAATACACGAACGTCCTTTTTCTCTAAAAGGCGCACAAATTTCTCAACCTCTTTCGGCTCTCCCTCTACTCTTATTTTTATCACTTACATCATTGCTCCTTCAAACTCTGCTTGCCACTGTTCATCGGAAGTATTTGCTTTCAGCACAACTATTGTGCCTTTGTGATCGTTCAGGTTAAGACCGCAATAAGGACAGCAGCTTATATTCTGCACAACACCGTCCTCGTCTATCTCAGCCCATTGCTCCTGCTTATCAGAAGTCAGGATAACGTTATCCTTGTCCGTTTGTTCACAACGGTGGAACACCTTCTGATAAACAAGCTTACTATATGTGCCAAGGTCAACGATTTTCTTTCGGCGTGGGTCAGTATCAGGGATAGCAGTTACATCATCAAGAGAGTTGTAAATATTGAACGCCTCATACAAAGACTCTATATTTTTCTTCTGACTTTCCTTTTTACCTTTTTTTAAATCATCAAAGTAATCTGCAATTGCCTGTAATAGTATCTTGCTTCTTGCCACACCTACCTGCTTTGCCAACAAGTCAGCTCTTTCAAACAGGTCATTTGGAATATATACTCCAAAGGTTTCTGTACGCATATCATCACCCTCGTTATTTCTTCTAAGAGTTTCACTAGATATGTTCACATTTTTTGCTGATAATAGCTTTTTCAATGCCTCTTCCACAAAGATCGAGGGCGTTTTGCCAGCAGATAAGACATAGGAACTTATCTCATTAAACATCTTCTTTGATGTTCTCATTGTAATCAACTTCATACTTTCCACGTTTACCTCCACCCTAAATGGTTTAAAATCTTCTTATGTTATTTACCTTCTTTTTATTTGCTATGTATAGATTATATCATAATATGTGCATTTTGTCAAGTGAATACATTTATTTCTATAATGAAGTGCAATTGTGACACATATAGCACACACGAAAAAAAGACTCACATTTCTGCAAGCCTTTTTCCCGATAAGATAACTCATACTTATCAAAGCACAAGTAGTTTTGATTGTATATATTATATCATATATTACGCATAATGTCAACACTTTTCTAAAAAAAATAGACGTTGCAAGATTTTCTCTCAACGTCTATCTTTCATATGGTTTATATGTTTAAGGAGTATAAGTGTATCGTTATTTCAATAATACATTCAGTACAAAAAAATGAAAATTGATTTATAGTCTGCGTAAATCTCACTTTTGAAATGTTTACAGCTTATTCACAATAAACTGTCTTTTTTTTATAAATTAAAACGATTATATAGCTAGACTATAACAACATTACAATAATCTAATTATATTAGAGGGCAAAAAAATAAATTGACATACAAGCCTATTGATGTTATAATAATAAATGGAGCGTATCATAGCGGTAGTCGGTTTGTCCTCTCAAACATCAACAACCCTAATTCATTTATTTGCGGTCAAGTTTGATGAAAGGAGAGTGATGGCTATGGATATTGTTTACATAGTATTAAGTGTTATGTTGATCCTTGCTCTTACTGAGTTCGTGAAGAACATAAAAAAATAGCCGCCCAAGCGTCCAAACTTACGGCTATTTTTAGTGTATAGAGGACTACCGTCTATCCGATATGCTCCTTTTATATTTATAATTATAGCACTTAATGAATGAAAAATCAATAGAAAAATGGGAAAGCTCAGAAAATTTTTTTCTGAGCTTTTTTCATTATATGTTCTTTGTATATCGACAAGTCGGAAAGTTGCTACAGCCCCAAAATGCGCCATGCTTTCCATACCGCTTAACAAGCGTTCCACCACAATAAGGGCAGGACGGTGGCTCTTGTGCTTGCTGAGACGGCTGTGCTTGCGTATACGCCGCCGAAACGAACGAGCGTATGTTGTTACCACCTATAAACTGCGTAAGCTCTGAGCGGTCATACAGCTCGACTCCTGACGTTTCCGCAAGCTGTTCAGCACTGTTGCTGAAATAGTTATTAGTGAATACAATGGCTCTCTGTGCGTTGTAATAAGACCTTGCGCCGATCACTTCTTGTATCGCCTTTATCCCTACGGTGCTTCCGTACCGCTTTGCCTGAACGACAATGGTTTCACCATATCCATTCTTTAATACTAAATCTGCGCCATAATCGTGTGACTTAGGTGTGAGCTGTGCCTTATACCCTTGCTCCTGAAAATGATACTTCAAAAGCTCTTCAAATTCTTCTCCTGACATTTGGTCTATATCAGCCATACCGCTTGTAAGATATCGTTCTTTTTTCTTATTCTGCTTGTAGACCTTAATGATAAGTGGTACGCCCACACCAACTATAAGCATCATAATCAGCGTTGCCACAAGGTTTCCTTTTGTAACAAATAAGGTTATGATCGCCGTTGCTGTTGCAAGAAGCTCACCAAGACTTTCTTCTTGCTTGCGTTTGCTTCTTTTCCTGTATCTCCTAGCCATTGTATATACCCCTCTTTTAATCAAATTTTCGTTTCAAGCATATTCTCCGCCGTTGCCATTGCAATTTAAGCATTTCGAGGCTTTCATTGTGAATTTTAATTATCTCCCACATATCTCAGCTTAACGATATATCCATTCTCTGTTTTTTCAACTATCTGCAATTGCCTGCCGTTCGCTGTAAAGACAAGACCGCCATAGCCTTTGACCTTTTTCTTTGCGCCGCTTTTCAGTACAATTTGTACACGCTCGTGCTTTTCTGCATAGGCTTTCGTAAGGTCAACAGAACGCTTGCACTTTCTTGAAAAAAGTCTGTTGCCTTTCATATCATATACCACTATGGAATTGATATTCACAAAGCCTAAGCAGACAATGATCGCTACAAAACCAGTTGTACCGCCTATTTCAACAGCCACAGGCACTTTTGATATTTTCGCCGATTTTGCTCTTTCCATTACCGATGAGGTTTCTTCAACCTTGCTTTCTACCATGGCAGTTGTTGTTGTGGTGGTGGTCTGAGTTATCTGCGTTCCCCTCTGATATACGCCTGTTGCCTGTATCGTGTATACTGGCTTTCCCTCAGAAGATATCTCGTACTCGTATACGCCGTGTCCGATCCATGTTGCACCGCCTGTTATCGTTACCCAGTCGGCATAATGCGCCGTATATGTACTTGTCAGCCTCTTGCCGTATGCAACTGCTTTTCGTGTATCATTCGACTTGTTGACCTCGCCTGCCCACTTAACAGAGGTTATCTTGTATTTCGACTTATCTAAGCCGAGAAATTCAAGCACGAGATCTCCCCTGCCGTCAAGCGGACAATTTTTATCATCATGATTAAGGCGCACACCGTTAAAATCATAGTAAGAAGCTGAATATGAGGAAAACTCGATAGGAAAGCTCACATCATCGCTCCATTCTTCCTCAGTCTTATCAACGCTCTGCAATGAAAGCTGCACTCGCTGCGTACCACCTGTGTAATCATTATTTACGTCAAAATAGTCCTTGTTTGGAAATATCGGCTCACTCGTTTGGTGTGGAAAAGAAGTCGAGCCTTCCGCATATATCTGTTTCTGCTCGATACTGGACTGAGTATAATAGGTACTCACAAGCTTCGCAGTATACTTCTTGCCACCCCACTCAGTTTCTATGGTATCATCAAAATCATAAGACTTCTCTGACAGGTCGCTTGTCACAACTTCCTGCTGTTTTGTCTGAACTTTCGCATTATCATCAGTTTTTATGATTGATGTTGTGTTTGAAATAAGGTGATACTCATAACCGTTCTGTGTAAAACCTTCCTCAAAATCATATACCTCATTTTTGTCGGTAGATGTAAACTGTTCAGATTTTATAATAGTCATTTCCGCTTTTGCCGTGGCAGAAGCCGCAAGCGGAGTGGCACCCATAAGCATAAGTGCCGCTAGGAAACTCAATAATCGTTTCATCATAATCCCCCTTATCTTATGTAAATATTATATCATAAATAATGGTATAAGTCAATAGCAAAGGCATAATTATTTGATTTTTTATATAAAATAGAGTATAATTGTGACACATATAGCATAGATGAAACGTGACATATATGTCCGCAAAAAAAGAGCCTACCAAAAATGATAGGCTCTAAAATGCTATGACTTACTTAGTCTGCTTTTTTCTCTTTGAGGCAGCTACAGCAGTTGCTACACACAATGTCATTGCCAGTGCAAAAGGAGCGGCATTTCTGCTAGTTCCTGTACTTGCGTTTGGAGTGTCCTGCGTTGTGACCTGTCTATTTGGTGTCTCAGGGGTCTGTGATACTGTTACACCGCCGCCGTACTCGTTCTTCTGAGTTGTTGTAAATACTTGTCCGTCCTCAGTAAATTCAAACGTATAAGTTTTTTCGTCAAGTACATAATTTTCAGGTGCTTTCGTTTCCTTATAGCTGTATTTACCAAGCGGCAATTCACAAGTCAGATATCCGTCTGAATTTGTTGTACCCTTAAATACAGACTTTCCGCTTTCATCGAATATCTCATACTCTGCGCCTGCAAGCTTATTTCCTGATACTGAGTCAACCTTATACAGCTCAAACTTACCTTTCATCTTAGTATTCTCTACACTGAGATTGACCTCGTGATATTCGATCGAGCTGTCATAATCACTAATGAATGTCTTTTCCCAGTTGCTCTCCCTATATCCGTCAGGTGCTTTGGTTTCCTTGACGTTGTACTCAATGCCTGCATACAGCTTGATTTTATCTCTTGTCGTTGCCTGTCCGTTCTTGTCTGTTGTGATTTTGCCAAGCTCATTGCCGTCCTTAT